ATAAGAGCTGTTAAGAGTATTAGATGTTGCCTTTACGAAAGAGGCAAAAGTGGCATGGGCAATCCTAGTGCCAGCTGCGTTACTATTGAAAAGACCTACCTCCGCGAGGGTCGTGTTTGCTTGATTAGTCGCAAAACTGACTTGTGCTTGCCAAGATGGCGGGTTAGCGGTGAGGTTAGCGGTGCTGAAAGTAGCAATAGAAACACGAAGAACTTCTAGTCCTAAAGCCGTATCAGCCGTCGTTGGTGCAACAGTCGAAGAACCAATAGCGAGATTATTAATAGTGAGATTAGTATTAATATCAACACTTTCAAGTTGTTTGAGAATCCAAACCCTCCCTACCGTTACAACCGTATTCTCTACGATCCTTTTAAGTATTTCCTTACCTTCAGGATCACAAAGGGCTATCTGGAGAGATCCCCTTAGTTTAATAAAGTCTGTAATTTGTTCCATTCCTTCTCCTATTTGAAAATTTCCCGCTCGAAGTTACTTGGTAGGAACGGTTTAGGATATCTATACGTATCCGTATTAGGCGCACCTTCACCAAGTGTATACCGTTTTGCAATATAAGCATTATTATTGATGATACGAAATTGATTGATCAAGAAATCGTACTTCTGTTTGTAGTAAGCAGAGGCAATCAAGTTTTGACCCTTGCCCTCATTTTCAAAAGCCTTCCATAGTATATAAGCCTTTTGTGTCCTTCTTTGTATATACGATGGCAGAGATAAGACCGGAGTTTCTCCGCATGCTCTCCAGCAGGAAATAATACAACCAGCGTATCCAGGAGCATAAGGATCAGGATTTTCACCACCTGTAAAAGATACGTCAGGCGTGGGGAAGAATCTGATATCATATACGTTAGTAGGATGCATGCAGTAATAGAGAGGACGGGAAGTTGCAGTATTATCGTAGAATCCCCCGGCCGTAGCGGGAGTAAGAAGCATCATATCCTGAAAAGATACAGGATCTAATTTCTTACCCAACCACGTTATGCGTTTCACGCTTCTAACATACGAAGGAAGAGCATACACACTTGCCCCTCGAACTGTCGCAATACCAAAGCGATAGTATATACATTGAAGATCTTGTTCTATTTGGCTAATAGCTTCTTGAGCTAAAGCATTAAGAAGATCATCACTGAAGATAGGCACTTTATCCTCTTAAACCACGAATGAGATCAGGATCTCTTTTATTCATATATAGTTTAAGATCATTAAGATTTGAAATGTACGCCTCTAAGAGCTTACCGGCTTTAGAGAACTCTTGATTCTGCTCTAGCATATCTGCTGTCGCATAAGCTTCAAGAGTATATACATGATCATCAGGAATAGGAATAAGTGTGCTATCATCAAGCGTTGGAGCAGTTGCTTTGTAGTATACAAACATGTTGCCATAAGAGGCAGCTATTGGCTTCTTGTATATAGCTACGTAACGAAAGTTCACTGGACAAAAATAGTAAGGAGTTCCCGCAGCGGATTCCCAATCAATACGATCCTGATCTAGCTTCGTTATGGAAGTTGGAATGAGAAATCTCTTAATCGTATTATTAAAAATCGCAATGACCCCGCTATAATTCGGGATTAAGGTAAGCATATCGTAATACGTAGTGTTAGCGGTAAACGGAAGTGTTACAGATCCATAGACGCATCCCGAGAAAGGCACAATCTCATCCAAACCGTCTTGCAAAGAATCGTTGAAATCGATATCCTTGTAATAGTTTTGGTTCTGAAAGTGCCTGTTAAGGGATGCTCGTAAATCGAATCGATAAGCCATTATTTTAAGATACTAACCATATCCTCGTATACAACACGTTCATATGGGATCGAAGCAGGAGCTTTCATACACTTAATGATAGTATTGTAGTCTTCTAGAGGCTCTCGCTCTGCCCGTAAAACCTTAAAACCATATGTACGTAATACTTCTGTAAAGTCATCCGTATCCATCGCAGAGACATGGTAATCCGCTTTAGAAGACTGACGTCCATAAATGGTATGCTCCCAGAATTGACGATCGCCACGTTTATTCTCTAACCAGTTTTGAAGGATACAAGAGAACTCCGGAAATGAGACAAAGAAAAGTCCATTATCCCGAAGAACCCTTCTTATCTCACTAAGTAAATTCGGATGTTTCCACTTTTCAATATGCTCAATAGTATGGAATAAAACAATTTCTTCTGCACTACCAGCCTCGTAAGGTAAAGGAGAAAGAACAAAATCATGGACAAGGTCTGGCTTAAAAGCTTCGTTAACGTCGATGTTAATGAAACCATCAATTTTGTTAGATCCACATCCAAGGTTCAACTTCATGCAGTTGCACCATCTGCTGTAACAAGCTTGTAGTAATCATTCCCTCTATCTGCGTTATGCTGTTCTATCGCGAGCGGGAATTGTACTTCATAGTATTTCTTAAAGTTCTCTACGTTATCAGCAGAGATCAATTCCGGCCAAAGGATATGGGAACAAACTATACGAGTATCTACCTTGATGGTAGTTTCTGGTTTAACAGCTTTAGCTTTAAGACAAAAGTAAATGTCTTCTGTATTGTTCGTTCCGGTTACAAAGAAAGGTTTAGGAACATCTAAGAGAAGATCTCGTTTAATTAAACAAAGGGAAAATCCCACTGCGTCTACATCTTGCAGTTCTTGTTTATGCTCACTTGTATGCTCAACTTGGTTTAGGTTAACCTTATCTTCATCATAGCGGAAATACATATGGTTAAACGGATAACCACTAATCATCACGTCTCCCGCTACGATGTCAGCATCTGCATCAAGTAGCATTGCTAAGGAAGCACATTCTCTAGACTCCGGAACTAGAACATCATCGTCTAGAAAGAGGAGATAATCGAATTCACCTTTTAATGTAACCTCTGCACTCATATTCCGCATTCTATCTATAGACATGCGAGGTGGGTTAACTAAACAGAATTCGATGTTAGAATAGGATCTTCCTAGACGATAGAAAAACTGGATATGATTACTGTATGCAGGTTGTTGCGATATAGAGAGGGAATTAATCCCTACTACAATTTTTAACTTCTTTTCTCGCCAATTCATCTAAAGATCACTCTCTTTAAAGAGGGGTCCTCCAAAAGAAGTTCCCACACAAGGACGAATAATCATGTCTCTTTGCATTCTTAAAAAGTTATATGCGAATTTTAAACCTTTTTCTAAGGCTAATTCCATAGCACACTCTAATTCAAATATTTTTTGTTCTTCAGTCATTTTGTCACCTTTTTAAGGGGCCAGTTTTCCCAGCCCCTTTCCCCAACAATCCTAGTGGACTACAGCAAGCGAACAAACACCCTGACAGAAACAGTATTAACCGTCAGCGTTAAGTTCGTAGCAGTTGCACTTCCCGAAACAGTCAAACTCTGAGCCAGGATACAAAATGGCATGAAGTTATTAGATCCAAGAGATGCACTTGCCAACTTCAAACAATTGTTAACCGTGTCCACACAAAGTAGGTTCCCTGTAGCAAAAGATGCCGTAGAGAAACTATCCGATGTAGCAGCACGAGTTGACGCAGTGAGAATAGCAGATGGAACAATTCCAAATGAAATAGCTTCACCACGTACATTAGGAGCGAGAGAAACTGTCGAAATACCAAGAAACGTGGAATTCGCAGTTGCAGCAAGTGCAGTAGCAGGAAGAACTACGCCCAATCCATCATCAGTTCCGTTAAGAACCATGCAGAGAGGAGTCCCAGCGGGAATCGTAGCACTTGCTTCAGCACTTTTAACTAGAACAAGGGCATGGTCAGCAGAACCACCACCAACAGTTTTAATTCTCATTGATTTTTACCATGTCCTTTCTTACGGAGTTACAAGAGTACGGGCTACCTTACCCATAACTGCTTGCTTTCTACGATTCTGACAAGTTAGATTTCCCATCCAAGCAACGTGACCCACGCGGGAATCGCCATTGACAGGTTTGAAAATCGTCTTTCCAGCATCATCCTTCAACATTTCAAAATTCGAGTCTTCTTCATAAATAAGTTTGAAGAATTCCGGATTAATGAAATAAGCACTCCCGTTAGTTAGTGAAGTAGGATCTCCACCACCAGCGGCAAGTGTAGGAACGATACTGTTATACACGTCAGGTACTTTATCATCCATTACGAAATGTGCTTCTTTATAAACCACATTCTCGAACGGATAAGCCTGATCTGCTTGCGTAGTCGTATAACGGAATTTCTGATAAAGAGAATGGACAAATAGCTCATATGTCGTCTGGTCCATCAGGATAAGCTTCGGTTTCCCTCCCGTACCTAATGAAGCCATGTTAAACGTATGGTCTACTTCCAGCATAAAACCATCATACGTGGTAGCGGCAGAAGTGAAGGTCTTATTTCTCCACCAGGTAGAAGTAGATTGATTGATATTTCCTACAGTTGTACTAGTAGTCGGAGTAAAATCAATCAATTCTCCAATAGGTTCAATAGAAGAAGATCCGTTAACCAAAGAGATCATAGGAGTCTTTAAAGAACCACCTGGCTGATTTGCAGAACCCCACATAAGAGACTGTGAGAAGTACTCCTGGAGTCCTAATTCAGCTTGCCTAATACGACTTTCTACGAGATTCACAATTCGCTGCTTATTTTGTTTTACTTCTTTCATCGAATAAGCAACAGCAGCGGCACATTGACGCCATTGGAAAATGGAATCTGTAATACCGTCTACAGGAGTCGTAGAAAGTTCATCATAACCATCGTATGAATCAGCGGTTTGCAAAGCATACATCAAAGGAGTTTGAATGTACGTTCCACCATCTTGACCTTTATAAAGGTCTTTCATAATCATTTCAAAGAAAAATGCGTTAGTTGCTCCAATGTTGTCAATTAGCGTCTTGCGATAAGCTGCAAGGCTAGTACCGAAAAGTGAGTCGAGATTTAGTGTAACCTGTGAAGGGGCGACACTAGAACCAAAAGTTACAGACATTTAAAAGTTATCCTATTATTTCTTTGCGGTTTGTGATGCAGCGGCCAGAGCAACAGCTTCTCGAATGGAGTATTTCTTATTAGGATCAATAACTCCATCTTTCGTAGCGGTCCCTCCAGCAGAGCGTAATCTACCATTTACGTCATTTGCGTTACGTCGAATTTTATCATTAATGCTACCCTTTATAGCACGCTCTTTGCTACTCGCAGTAGCTTGAGTGTAAAGGACATTAGTGTATTCTTCTACAGACATTCCCGGGCCTGGTAGGATTTTAGATGACAATTCTGCCATTTTAGCTTCGTATTTCGTACTTTCACCTTTAGTGGCTGTACGAAGTTTTTGTATAGCCGAGATTGTGTCACGTTCTAACTGTGTAGCAACGTTTGCGGCTTTCTCAGCTTCTCGTTCTTCACGCTCTTGGTCAAAGATAGTATCAATGGCTTTACCAAGTCTATCAGATAAGAAAGAATATTCTTCTCCAAGGCTATCCTTTAAGATGTCACGTATTGCTTTCTTTGCAACAGTCTCCTCTTTTTTAGTTTGAGGAGGCTCTTTCCCTAAGATCCCTGCTTGTTGTGCAAGAGCAGCAATAACTACTCCTGCACTTTTAGGATCTTTTAGAGCTTTATAAAGTCTTTTAGCTTCGTCTAAAGAAGGTTCATC